AGCCAATTAGTAAATAAATACAGTAGCCAAAGTTGCTATCACACTTGCTATCAAATGATTATTTAATAGTTATTTCACACATAGATAGAACACAAACAACTTGTTTCATAAAGAAGTTGTGTGTGTAATCGTGCGTAATTGAGCGTATGCCCCCCACCCTTAAACGGAAATGGCTGGACATCCCCCCAGGGGACAGGCGTGATTGAGACCTAGGAGTTTAGGCAGTAGCCAAAGGGCAGGGCTGTCAAAATGGCTGCATGAACCAGAATCTCTCGTTCCAGCAACTGGACATGTTCAAACCTGCTCGTGAACTGCGGGGGATGCATCTATCGGATGTCGATGTGGCTATGAACAACAGTTACTATGCTAAGGATTACAAGAAGACTGCTAAGGTCGTTATGGCTCGTAAGGTCCGTGAGTCAAAGAAATCAGGGCTGTACGAGGACATCAAGCAAAAAGGTGTACAGAAGCCTGTAGAACTTGGTCAGGGCTACGGACCTGGCATAAAGGTACTAGACGGGCACCATCGTGTCGCATCAGCCATGTCCATCGACCCGAACATGCTGGTCCCTGTGACTCATCGGTAGTCCGCAACAATTTTCACCTAGAGGTCTTTAGGCAGTAGCCTATACTCGGTCTAGCGAAAGGAGTCACTATGGCTGTTATGCCTATGGGCGGAGCACCTGCTCCAACATGTGGTTGCCAAGGTTGCAACTGCAAGTCAGATGACAATAAGGAAAAAACTGAATAGACTTACTATTGCAGCGTGGAGGCTCATGGAGACCGAACCGTCTGCCCTCCTTGGGTAACGAGGTCAAACTTATCAACAGATAGTCCGCTAGTGCACATAGCGGGCTATTTGGCTTTTATAACCATTGTTGTCGGGCGTTTCGAGGTGTACGCTTCAGGTATGAATTGGATACAAGCAACGATAATCTTTGGACCAGTGGTGGTCCTACTGATTTTCTTTTGGAACGATATTAAGTAATGGCAAATCAATATATGAAGAACGATGTAGGCAATAGCAAGGGCAAGTCCTACTGCAGCACCTGTGGTGAGTGGGCCTATGATTGCAAGACCATCATCGTATTTGGAACACCAGAAAGAGTATGCGGTGAGTGTCGTAGCAGCGATAGTTAACGCTTACTGTGTTAATTGCAAGGAGAGCAAAGAATCTCCTCTAATAGAGATTAAACCCACTGATAGTGGTCGGACACTCCATATCGGCGTGTGCCCTCAATGTAAAGCCCAGATTAAAAGGATAATGAGATGACTCCAATTGGACCTCAACTAGCAAAAGCCTATGCACATCAGCAAGAGCAGATGCATAAAAAACACACAGGCAAGTGGGAACAAATGGAACTCCCATTTAATCAACCCCTTAATAAAAAGAAGATTAAACCTGCTCAATTTGGTTCCCCCGAAGATAAAGCCAAGTGGGACCATGAGAAGGCCAAGTTAAAGAAGAACAGAGAAGACCTGGAGGCACTCCTCAAACTAGATGAGGAACTCTGGAACTCGTGACAGACCAGTTCACCTGTTCCTGTGGCAAGAAGTATTCATTTGCCCATTTAATGGCTTATTGCAAAGCCAGACACAAGTCCGTCGGCGGTGCATAATTTAAGTCGTGCAGGATTCTCGTTATGAGGCGTGGAAGTGCAAAGTGTGTCAAAAGCACTATGTAGTTCCAGACCTTGCACGTGGGTGCGAGAAGAAGCACCACGACCAAGCGAAAGAACGCCTAGAGAAAGAAGAGTAACTATGTGGTCACCTGCTGAATGCGGACACTGCGGTTACGAGATTCAGCCAGTTCAAGAAGGCAATCCTCATGGAGAACCTCATGCAACTGGTTGGGTTCATCAACCTGACATGGTTGGTAAAGACTTCTATTGCAACTGTGAAGGTAATAAGAAACTTAGCCATCACTCTGCACATCCCGCAGATAATCGTTCTGTAGAGCAGGAATATCACGGGGCTAATGAATTAATGGCAGAACATGACCTTGGTATTGAAGTAAGCAAGATTATGAATCAAGCCCATAAGAATTTGAGTGGAGAACAGTTCCATGGCTAATTGTCCAGAGTGCAACGGTCCTGATGACCATATCCATCTAAGCGAAGAAGATGTAAACGCTTATAAGAACATCCACGCAGCAGCACAGATGGCTCACGCAGGTTCAGAGATTGAAAGAACCCGCAGTGTTTCATTGCACGACCATAAAGACCTTCTTGACCATCTACAGTCTGATAACGGACACATGATGGGTCGCTATGCTCAATACCGCAACACACATGATGAGCACATTCCAGGGGTACGTCCACAAGACCACTATGACCATGAAATGACTCATAGAGAGTTGATTGCCCTGCATCAACACGACCATAACAAGTATCCTGAAGACCCACACACCACCGTTGATGGCGAACACTTCCACCATTGAGGATTTGATATGAGCAAATGTATTAAATGTGACCACGAGTTGTACGACAGCACTTGTTGTTTTGAAGACAACTGTAAATGCGTTTGCGAACGTACTAACCCATGAGTGCACGTAACGTAAGTCATCAGCAACTTGCTATGTGGTACACACCTGGCGAAGTTAAAAACATGGTTGGTAATGAATCTAAGTTTGACCGTCGTCCAGATGAAACTATCGACCAAATGTGGTCACGTAAGGCAGATGAAGCCCGTGTTGGAGATGTAACTCATAGCCGTACTCCAGTAAAACATCAAAGAACTCTTACACAGAGTGTTGCACAACAAGGAGTAAAGAAACCAATTCGTTTAATGCATGATACAGATGCAGGAAGAACAATCTTGGTTGATGGACACCATAGAGTGGCTGCAGCAGCAGAGGTTAATCCAAATATGTTAATCCCTGCAGTTCACCATGAAGATAACGTAAAGCACGAGTAACTTTTGAGTCTCAGGCTCTAATTGCCTGGGGACCTGAGCATGTCGTAAAACTGCTCCTTTTTCTGTTAAGGTGTACGTATGAAAATAGTCGTTGCTGGTGGAGGAACCGCAGGTTGGATTGCAGCCTACTTAATTGCTAATGCTCACAAGGGTGTGCATCAGATAACCGTTATCGAATCTTCTGAAATCGGCATCATTGGTGCTGGTGAAGGTTCTAGCGGTCTTTTTTATCAATTAGTTACAGACCGCATTGTTCAAGGCGGAGCAAGCATTGAGGACTTCATGGTCCGTACTGACTCCACTATTAAGTACGGCATCAAGCACGAGGGTTGGTCACCAACTCATAAAGACTATTTTGCACCTCTAAATGGTTCTAATACTTCAGCAGACATCCCCGACTACAACTTTCACCACACCCTGATTAACTACCCAACTGAACACATCTCTTTAGCCTCTACTGTTGGTCTTGCCTATTACCACAACAAGGCTCCACTTCGTGAGTTTGGGTTTCACTTTGATGGTCACAAGGTTGGAAAATACTTTGAATACCTGTTGTTTAAGGAAGAGAAGGGTGTTCGTAAGGTCGATGCTGTTATCAACAAGGTCAACCTAAACCAGCAAGGTGAGATTGCAAGCCTTAATCTCAGCAACGGACAAACACTGGAAGCAGACTTCTTTATTGATTGCACTGGTTTTGCTCGTGTCTTATCTAAAGAACTAGGCGTTAAGTGGGTTTCCTACAAAAAGAACCTTCCTGCAGATAGAGCAATGCCGTTTATCGTTGATTACAAAATGGATGAAACAGACCGCATTGAGCAGTTAACTAAAGCAACTGCTCTGTCCTCTGGTTGGATGTGGAGTATTCCGCTACAAACACGTATGGGACACGGCTATGTGTATAGCAGCGAGTTTCTTACTGAAGACCAAGCACAACAAGAAATTGAAAAGAAGTTGGGTCACAGCATCACCCCGATTAAAAACATCAAGTTTGAAGGTGGACGTGCTGAAAACCTTTGGGTTAAGAACTGCTTGTCTACTGGGCTATCTGGTTCATTCCTTGAGCCACTAGAGGCTACATCTATCCATGCAACGATTATTCAGTTGTTGGAGTTTATATTCCAGTTCTTAACCGCAGATAAAGAATCGATGATGAATCCCGTTGTTGCTAAACGCTTTAACGAGAAGATGAACAACATGTTTGACGACTTTAAAGACTTTATTGTTTTGCACTACCAAGGTGGTAGAGATGACTCTGAGTTCTGGAGATACATCAAGACTGGAGAAACCCTAACTCCGTTTGTATCTGAGTTGCTTGATTACTGTAAAACTCATATACCAAACTACCTCTACTACCAAAACTACTTAGGAACTTCCGCACCTTTGTGGAACTGGGTACTTGCTGGTATTGGAAAACTTAATCCAGAGGTTGCTAAAGCAGAACTTATGCGTCATGGAAAGTTAGAGCAAGCAGCGATGGATTTCCAACGCTACTTTGACTATCCTCCGTTTTACAACATCAAGGATTACCCTGAGTTCTTAGTTAACCCAGGAAGTGTTTCAAAATTGCCGTTGTAGCAAGTATGCACCATGCAACGTTAAAGTAGATGATTGTTGGCAATGTCTTGATAGTTGATGTAAAAATCAAAGCAAGACTTGATATAAGAGCAAAGATGTAAAGCCACCACCACTGTTTTCCAAATAACAATCCAGGAACAATGATGCACAACTTTGTTGAAAATGCCCAAAACTCAATGGCATTAACTTTTGTCCAGTAAGACTTAGTAAATAACTGTTGGGTAACTTGTGGTATTTCGTTAATCTTCATTCATCGCCCTATACTCTGGTGAATCAACTGGGCACGGGACTGTGACCAGGGCTTCGCATTCTGCACATTCGGCATCTACTCCCCACAAGGCTATATCGTAATCCTCAAACATGGCGTAGATTTTAAACAGGCGTGATTGACATACAGGGCACTCGTGTGTTGGGATACCCCTGAAATTGATGTCTTTTAACGCCATGCCCCAATACTAGTGGTAAGGTAGAGGCACACTTCACAAACTAAGGAGACTCCGTGAAGATTACAAAAACGTTTGACGCAAGCATTGTGCTTAACCCTGAAAAGGGTGGCGGTTGGCTTGCTAAGTGGCACATTCATGATGGAGAACAAGTTGTAGTAACTATCTACTCTTCATGGAAAAACGCTTCTGCTGCAAAGCGTTGGCTTAAAGCAGAAGTACAGGCTAATACCCCTCGTAAGAGCATAAAGATGCTCCCAGGGTCCCAAGTGGACGTAAAGGGCAAACCAACCTCATTTTCAGGTTCTTTGACCTTTAAAGGCTAGAAGTAAGTACTACCCAAAGTGGAGGGTCAAGGCTAAACTAGTCCTTGACCCTCCAACTATTTAGGGATACCCATGACAACAATTGTTGCTATTCAACATGATGATAAATGCATCATCTATTGCGATAACCAAACCACTGGTGGAGATGGTCGCAAATTCAACCACTCTAAAATGGTTAAGATTTCAAAGCGTGGGGACTTTTTAATAGCGGGTTCTGGTGAAGCAATGCCATGTGATGTTGCTCAGCACATCTGGTTACCACCAGCCCCAACAGAAAAAGATTTAAAAGACGTATATCACTTTATGATTGCAAAGGTTGTTCCGTCTCTTCGTAAATGTCTAATTGATAATGGATTTAACTTTGACGCAGAATCCGATGGGGATACTAGGTTTGACTTTATTATTGCTGTTGCAGGGCACCTATTTAGCGTTGCAGACGACCTCTCAGTGGGTATGAGAGATGACGGTGTCTACGGAGTTGGGTCTGGCTCTAAATACGCCATAGGAGCGATTATGGCGGGTGCTACGCCATTAGAGGCAATTAAGATTGCAGCATCCCAAGATGCCTACACATCAGGACCTTTCATGAAGAAAGAGCAGTACAAATACGAGTAAAACCCTTACAATCCTTTTTGGGGGCTTGTAAAGGAGTACTAAGTGAAAAACGGAATTAAAGGAATAGGAAATATCCTACTTCGTATTGTTGCAGTCTTCGCTGCTAGTGGTCTTGGTGTAATTGGTGCTGGTGCTATCGCTGGTATCTCTACAGTCAAAGCGGTCACAGTTGCAGGTCTTACAGCGGTTGCAGCAGTTGTAGAAAAACTTGCTCGTGGATTTATGAACGACGGCAAACTTGACCTAGACGAAATCAACGCAGCATTTGCAGCAGTTGATGTTAACTCTAAGACAGCAGCAGACCTTAAGGTTGAGGCTAAGCAAAACGGTCAGGACATCATCATTTCTGCTGGAACTAAGCCAGACGGACAAATCCCTGAAGAACATCCAGTAGATGAGGATTGGGACAAGAACTAATGGCAGATATGGGAACAGCAGCCAAACTTATTGAGGTTGCAACAGGAGAACTTGGAACCATTGAAGGTCCTAAGGATAATGAAACAAAGTACGGTGCATTTACAAAAGCAAACTTCCAACCATGGTGTGGTTCGTTTGTTATGTGGTGTGCAAACCAGGCTGGTGTAAAAGTCCCTAATACTGTTTACACACCAGGTGGTGCAGCAGCGTTTAAGAAGGCTGGTGCATGGATTGACGGAGATATTGCAGACCCAGAACCAGGAGATATTGCTTATTTTGATTTTCCTGCAGACGGTGTAGACAGAATTTCACACGTTGGAATTGTCATTAAGGACAACGGCGATGGAACTGTTTGGTGCATTGAGGGAAATACAAGCCCAGATAAAAAAGGTTCACAACGCAATGGTGGACAAGTTTCAAAAAAACTTCGTGGATTTAAGAAGAACAAGGCTGGAGAGATGATTTCCATTGTAGGCTTTGGTCGTCCTAAGTTCAAAGGTGCAGCATCTGCTGCTCCTGCAGCCCCAGCAGTGTGCCCAACCTGCGGTAAGTAAAGAAGAAGTCGATGACCCTACCTAGTAAAAAGAAAAAGACCTACGGTCCTTACACCATCACAGATGGTAAAAACGCAGGTCGTAAAATCATGGTTAAGTATGACCCAAAGACACAAAAGACTACGTCTACTAACCAAGCACGGGATAAAAAAGAAAAACAACTAGGTAGGTCTCTTCGTAAAGATGAGCACGTCGACCACAAGAACAATGATAGAACAAACGATTCATCTTCAAATTTACGTGTAATGTCAGCCAGTAAGAATATTGCTAAAGGCAACACCGACAGAAAGAAGAAAAAGTAATGAATGCAAATGACCGTTGTGACCGCTGTACTGCTGCTGCTATGGTTCGTTTCACTTTACTAAATGGAGAGTTGATGTTCTGTGGGCATCACGCCAAAGAGTTTGGTCCTTCATTAAAGGAAAAAGCAATAACAATTGAAGACCCAGAAAAAGTTCTTCACCCAGTGTTGGCAGCAATATGAGCGTTTTAAGTAATCAATTTTCTAACGCACTAGAAGAAGACAAAGTTCGTAAAAAAGGACTTATGAATCCTGATAAAGGATTTGTTGGTAATGGTTTTTATTGGGGCATGTACCCAGTATCTATTGACCAATACAGCGGTTACGGCGGATACCTAACTGCAGCACAACCAGAACCAGTATCTCCTATGGGAGGAACATCTTCTGTTTCTGGGCCTGAAGGCGTAAGTGCCGTTGGAGGCATGGCTTCTAATTAAAGTGCCCCTGGTCCCTCCCCGAAAGGTACATTTGTACCGAGAGACCAGAGGCGTATACTTCTAAAGAAGTATGGATATACCTTACACCTTCTTTTAAAGTTTTTGCTTTTTTCTGGGTCTGGTGTTACTTTTTATGCATGTTACTAACACCGAAATTAGCAGCAGCAGGACTTGCGTCCTCATTACTACTTACTGGTTGCAGCGTTAATGCTCCAGTTGGTCCCTTTGATATTCACGATAACGTTGTGAACAATCCTTCAGTCACAGTACCAAGTGACTCTATTAAAGACTTCCCACAAGCACCTTCACTACCAACAAGTGACCCTAATGCTCCACAAGATTTACCAGACCCATGGGGCAAAGATGATGTTGACCCAATTACCCCTGGTACAAATAATGAGTGCAGTACTCTGTATCCAGATTGCAAACCCACGAACTAAAAATACGCCGTAGGTTTAAACAGCCTACGGCTTATTTTTTTGGTGTAATAAGTTTATGAATGACCAGAACGCTAACCTATCAAGCGTTCAATTAAAATCGGAAGAAAACCCGTCAATTATTTCGTGGGCAAGTCGTGGTAAAGGTGTTATGGGGGAGTCTGTTAATGACTCATCTCCTAAAGAATTTATAATTAATCGGAACTGGGTCCCTCAAAAGAATTAGCCCCAGGGAGACACCTTGCTGTCTAAAGCAGTCAAATACCTTCTCGCCACTTTATTTATCGGAATTCTATTAGCACTCTATTCACCAACTGAAGCACATGCCGAAGAGGTAACTGTGCAGGTTACTCCTGCCCCAGAATCTTTGCTTTCACAATCAGACACGCCTACTGTTGTAACTGTTAGTGCCAAAATAGAACTAGCAACCACAACGTTGCAATCTGCCGTTGATGGAGCCACAGCAACAGTCGCTGCAATCCCAAATGCTCAAACTATTGTTGCTAATAGCCCAGAAGCAACTCAAGCCGTAACAAAGGCTGGAGAAGATATCAACACTGCAAATCAAGCAATTAACGCAGCAACAGCAGCAGTTGCTACAGCAGTTACAGCCGTTCAAGCAGTTGATTCTCAAACAGCGGTAGTGGCTACCGCTACCACCGCAGTGGACTCAGCAACAGCAGTTGTTGCTACAGCAACTACAAACTTAAGTAACGCTCAGGCTGATTTAAGTACCGCTCAAACTACCCTTACAAACTCCCCCGTAGTTGAGACAACCGCCCCAGGACTTGTTGTAAAGGTCTACAACGTTCAAGGTCAAAACAATGCTCCAGTATTGCCAGAAGGAGCAACACCAATCCACACCGCAGTTGACACTAACGGTATCAATGAAAACTGGGGAAGTGGTAACGTGGCTGGCTCTAATCGCTCAGAAGATGTAATTGTTACCTATGAAGGGCAAGTTACTGCACCAGAAGGTGTGAACACCATCAGATTTATAGTCTTATCGGATGATGGAGCACGAATCTACATAGACAATCAGTTGGTAGTTAATAACTGGAGGGACCAAGGACCTACTTGGAGTTTTGCTAGTAACTGGCTTGATTTTACTACAGACCGCACAAAAGACCTTGCAGTTTGGTATTACGAAAACGGTGGTGGAGCAACACTGCACTTGGCTTGGCAACATAGTGGTATTCACACAGGTGTGGATGCTCAGTATCTATCACATACCACAACTACTCAAGACCCAACATTAGTAGCAGCGGTTACTACCGCACAAGCAGTTGTTACAGATAAGACCGAAGTGAAACAAGTAGCAGAGACAGCACTCGCAACTGCTCAGACCACATTAACAACAGAGACTCAAACACTTGTTACCCTCCAAGACTCCGCAACAGCAACGATTGCTACAGCAAACACATTAGCAGATACAGCAGTTCAAGCAGTAAACACTGCTACTTCCACAGTCGCTTCTGCCGTTGCCGTAATTGTTTCAATTCAGCAGTCCCAAGTCGTTCCGCCCACTCCGACTCCCACTCCCGTATCACCAGTAGAGCCACAACCAACCCCAGCACCGCAGCCAGAGCCAACCCCAACACCAAACCCAACACCAATCCCAGAACCATCACCTACTCCTTCCGAGCCAACACCACAACCAGAACCAACACCAGACCCAGCACCAACCCCTGAGCCAACTCCTGAAGTAACACCAGACCCTATTCCTGAGCCACCCACAGAAGAGCCATTACCACCCACAGAACCGCTACCACCAGTGGAAGAACCCGAAACACCACCCGTAGAAGTCGAGGAGCCTCCTGTGGCACCTGAACCACCTGCGGAAGAACCACAAGAACCAGTGACACCAGAGCCAGAGCCAGAAAATCCGTTAGAAGAATCACCACAACCTCCTGCCGAGGAACCTCCTGTTGAGGAACCACCTGCTCCAGAGCCTACACCAGAACCTGCCCCAGAACCAGCACCAACTCCTGCTGAAGAGGTAAAGGCTGTTGTAGATGACCTTCTTTCTGATGGAAAATTATCTGCATCTGACGCAGACAAGGTTTTAGAGGCTCTTAGTGCAGATGGTGAAGTTTCTAAAGAAGAAGTCAATTCTTTGTCTGATGCACTTGCTGCAGATGGAAAGTTAACGACTGCAGAGAAAGCCGTTGTTGCTGAAGCCTTGATTGCATCTGTTGCACCAGGAGAAACACTTACAAAAGAACAGATTCAAGATGCTGGAATTGAATACAAAGACTTGCCACCAACAACTCCTGTTGATGTTAGAACTGACGAAAACGGTAACGCTGTCATAATTAGTGCTGAAGTTGCTACACAAGTCGAGTTATTGCAAAACCCAGGAGAATTACTTTCTACAGCGTTAAGTGACCCAGGTGCTGCACTACAAGCACTTGGAAGTATCGGTGCTGATATGTCGCCACAAGAACGTGAAGAAGCAGAAAAAATGGTTGTTGCTGCCGTTATTGCAGGTAATGCAGCAATCAATGCAGTTGGTATTGCTGCATCAGCAGCAGGTGGACCAGCAGGGCCATCATCTGGCGGTAGCCGTTCAGGTGGTACTGGTGGGGGCGGAAGTTCTGGTGGCGGTGGAGCCTCTGGAGAAAGTAAAGGCGTTAGGAGACGTAAGCCATGATGAAAGTCATCAAAGATATGATTGACCAACTGTGGACTCTTCTAGGTATGTTTATTGCCTGGGTAGTTCTAGATGGTTCCGCTAAGACAGTTGTTGGATATGCCATTATTGCAACACTAATTGCTTGGGCAATTACTTATCCAATCAGAAACCGTGAAGAGGATTAACCTAATCCCATGACTCGTATCGAAACCATTTCGCTTGTAATAGGTATCATCATTAGTGGTTCAATAGTTATTGGGTACCTGTTAAAGAAAGTTAACAGTTTGTTTGGCACCTGGGGCAAATTCATTCGTGACTGGGAAGGTGAAGAAGAGATGGATGGGCGGGATGCTGTTCCTGGCGTTATGGCTCGATTAAACAAGTTAGATGGAGAACTTACCCACAATGGTGGGAAGTCCGTCAAAGATGTAGTGGTTCGACTTGAAAAGCGTCAGGACCGATTAGAGCAAAAGTTGGAAGAGGCTGAAATAGCCCGCCATCAGAATCACATCGCCCTTCTTGAGGCAATTAAAGCACTTAGCCCACGCAGAACTAAAAATTAGGAGACACTGTAGTCATGACTATTAGCCAGATTCCGATGGGTGCTCCACAAGGTGGAATGCCTAATGTTGTAAAGCCTATTGCTGAAGGCATCGACAAGATGTTTGAAGGAGCAAAAGACCGTCGTGCAAACATGCAGTATCTTGCTGCTAACCACGCACTTACAAGCGTTCGCAATGAGCGTCAACACGGTTACACAAAAGAACTACAGACTATGAAACAACGACATGAGTCTGGAATGCAACGCCGTGACCTTGCTACTCGTCAAGCAATGCAAACAGAGAAGTTAACAACAGGCTCTCGTGATGCAGCAGCACAACGCCGTCACGAAATGCGTACACTTCGTACAGGTCATGCTCAGACTCTTGAAGCACAAACACTTTCACATACACAAGGTATGGAACGTTTGGGTGCTGAACAAAATCACGAATTAAATACAGCAGCAATGGGAAGTGCAAACACAGTTGCTGAAATGCAAGCAAAGTTTAAAGGAATTGCATCTCTTGGTAAAGCAGGTCGTGTAAGCGAATTTAAAGTTGGCGATGTTAATGCTAAGTTCAATCCTTTTGTAGAGAAAGCACCTGCTGCTACACAATCACCAGCACCTGCTGCTCCAGAACAACCACAAGCAACATCTGCTCCAGCACCAACACAAACTGCAAAACCATCATTGATGTGGAACAACCCACAAACAGGTCGAATTGAAAAGCGTCCAGAGGGAGCACCAGCACCAGTGGCTAAAAAGGCTGCTGCTAAAAAGGCTGTTGCTAAAAAGGGCACACCTCGCCCTCGTAAGAAGTAATCATGACAACTAAGAAAAAAGCACCTGCTAAAAAAACTGCTGCTTGGACTCGTAAAGAGGGTAAGAACTCTAAAGGCGGGTTAAATGAGGCAGGTCGTAAATCTTATGAACGTCAAAATCCAGGCTCTGATTTAAAGCCACCAGTTTCAGCAGAACAAGCAAAGAAGTCTAAGAAGTCTGCTGGTCGTCGTAAGTCGTTCTGTGCACGTATGGGCGGTATGCCAGGACCAATGGAAAAAAACGGAAAACCAACACGCAAGGCACTAGCATTACGCAAGTGGGATTGTTAAGGAGATAACTATGAAATGTTCTAATTGTGAAAATACGGCTCAATACATTTATGCACCAACTGAGGCATCTAGACTTCAGTATTGCAATGTCTGTTTGCCCTCATTCTTGAGAGACCGTCAGATTGCAGGTCTTTTAGATGTGCTTGACTCATCTAAAGCAGAGGTTAGAGACGCAACTCTAATTCTTTCTGGTGTTAAAGAACCAGACGTTCCTGTAGAAGAGCCAACGGCTCCTGTTAAGAAGGCAAAAAAAGTATCTGACGCTCAGCCAGATGCCTAATGAAGTTAATTCGTAAGTTTGCAGTACAGGGGCACGATGTCCCTCATTCTGCTCATTCTCCTCAAGGCCCATTCCCTGCAGAGATAATGGAACAACCTCGCCCTAATTACGAGGAGTCCCATGCTGATTCAATGCATGAAGCCTTTGACACATTGCGTTTATTTAAATGTCGTGATTGCGACAACCTGTTATACCAAGACCAATTAGAAGACCACGAGTGTGAGGATTAAGGCAGACAGCCTTTTTCATTTCTTAGATACTTAGTTCGTCCTTCTTAGCGCAATTAGGACTTATAACTCTCTAGAGAAAGTAGAAAACCATGGCAGTAAATAACCAAGGTGCTCAATTAGACACCGCAGGTGAAGTAGCAATCGATTTTGTATGGGGCAACATGGCTCCACAACCAAACGATGCTCGCCTAAGCACAAACCGTTTAAACCTAGCACTTGGAGACCACATCAACCTAGAATCAGGTTGGAATGGATTTCCTTCATACACACCAAACACAACAGGTGCTGACGTAGCAGGTCCAACTGACTATATTCAGGTTCTTAGTGTTCTTGGAAGAACAACAGCAGATGCACAAGACATTTTGGGAGACAGCGGTCTTACCGTTACAACTGCAACTGCAGCAACAAACACTGCTACACAACCAACTCAAGTTAACGTAACTACAACTACTGCAGCAACCATCACTATTGCTGGTGGAACAAGCACATGGGCTGTTGGTACTAAGGTTACAATCACAGCAGGTACAGGTATCCCAACAGCAGTTGTTGGTACTTGGACTGTAACAGGTGGTTCAGGAAGCACAATTATTATCGCAGGTTCAGGATGGACTGTTGCAAACTCAGGTGCTATCACACCTGGAACAGTACTCAAGGGTGCTGCTGGAACAATCAAGTCACAGTCAATTGCAGCAGGAGCATCTCAAACTGCAGTAGGTGCAGCAATCACAATCACACCTTGGGCAGCATAGTCTTAGTCTAAGGAGTTAATTAAATGGCTGTAGCGAGAAATGCTGCAAGCGGTAGAAGTTCTAAACGACCTTCTTCTGCTGAAATGATGTATGACCTCGACCCTACAGCACAGTTATACGGCATCTCGAAAGAGACCTTTGGGCAGGTGAGTGGTCTCCTGGAACCAAGCGTTAACGTAAGTAACGCTCTTCCAGGGACCCTCCCTGTTGCTCCAGGCTCTGAATACTTTGATGCAATGGCAATTTATCATGATGATTATGAAGACATCAATGACGATTTATCAGAAGGTTTAGAGGACACCGAGAAGGCTGGGTATTACTACAACCCATACGACCTTTCTAAAGGACCTGCAGGAACAAACTACTCAGAAGACCCTCGTGACTACTCCGATGGTCCTGCACCACTTAGCATTATCCCTACTTCAACAATGAACTATAAGCGACCACGCACTGTGGCTGCTGGCTATGACAAGCGTCGCCAAGTTCTTACAGTCGTATTCCGTGACGGTACTTTTTACAATTACCACGATGTGAGCCAAAATCTTTGGTCTTCGTTTAAGGCTGCTTATTCCAAAGGCCGTTTTATTCTTCGTTACTTAAACAGCCATCCACATGGGCTTGCAGATATGGGCAGCGTACCAACTTATGCTCGTGAAACCCTGTATCGTATTGCCCGTACTAACCAAATCTTCTTTGAGTATGACAACCGTGCTACTAAAACTGGTGCAAAGGTTGGTCGTGACAAGCAGAAGCAAGGTCTTGTACCTATCGCTAAAGCCAACAAACAGAACACCTCTGCTCTTAAATCAAGTAAGGGCAACAAGAAGAAACGGTAAAAATGCCTAAGGTCCACGACATCGGAACACAACATTTTGTACAAATCATTAAACAGCCATTGATATGGAAACGTAAATGGCGAGTAAAGGGCTGGACCCAAGAAATTACAGACCCTTATAGATTTGCTGAACCTATGATGATTAGGTTGCCATTTCAATATATTCTTGTCCTAGGTAAGTGGCAGGGCACTAAAGATGAAGAAGAAGCACTAAACTCGGCATTAAAACGGAGGGATTTAACTTACGATGATTTCACTGAAGAAGCAGGATGGACACCAGCCCCAGACGAAGATACAGAAGCGTATCTCTAGGCTTCCATCTGCAGAGTTAGTTACTTGGGCAGAAAATGCTCTTTTTGTCATTGGTAAAGAGATTACTGGTTGGCAACGTTCAGGCAACAAAGAGTTGTTAATGGACTCAGAATTGGGTGCAGAAGCACTTTTAGAAATTGTGAAGGAATTGAAGAGACGATGATTTTTTCCACTATACTTAGTGGGTCTTCACTTCTCTCCCTTGAAGAACATGGAGTGGCCCACTTCGGTGGGCTTCTCTGTTTTAAGGACCTAAATGACCATTGACTATGACAACGATAAGTTTGAGGAAATTAACCCCGAACTTTATGCTTCTGATAACGATGAAGAGAATGAGTTACCACCAGAAGAAGATGAACTTGATGAACTTTCTCAACAGTTTGTTGAAAAGTTAATTGACAAGATACTCGACTTCTTAAAAGTATTAGTTGGTCATGACCTTCACCCATACCAAAAACCATTAGCACGTCGTATTATTGAATCTGTAATCATTAATGATGGTGAAGAAATAACAGCACTTGCTGCACGTCAGTCGGGTAAATCAGAAACAGTTGCAGACACTGTTGCAACATTAATGATTCTATTACCACGCCTAGCAAAACTTTATCCCGACCTTCTTGGTAAATATAAAGATGGATTGTGGGTCGGATTGTTTGCACCTACAGAAGGACAGGCAGAAACATTGTTTGGTCGTACTGTCACACGATTAACTTCTGAACGTGCTCTTGAAGTACTGGGAGACCCAGAAATTGATGACTCTGCTGCACGTATTGGTGGAGTTACACGCATGATTAAACTTAAAAAATCAGGTTCAACTATTACGATGATGACCGCTAACCCTCGTGCAAAAATTGAGTCTAAGTCGTTCCATTTAATTGTTATTGATGAGTGTCAGGAGGCAGATGACTTTGTTGTATCCAAATCTATTAGCCCTATGCTTGCTTACTATGCAGGAACTATGGTTAAGACAGGCACTCCTACTACAAGTAAAAACAATTTTTATCGTGCCATCCAATTAAACAAACGTAGGCAAACATCACGAGGGTCACGACAAAACCATTTTCAATGGGATTATAAAGAAGTATCTAAGTACAACGACAACTACCAGAAGTTCATTAAAAAGGAGATGCTTCGTATTGGTGAGGACTCAGATGAGTTCCAAATGTCGTACTGCTGTAAATGGCTTCTTGAACGAGGCATGTTTGTTACCTCTTCTGTTATGGATGAGATGGGAGATACATCTCAAGAACTTGTAAAGGTTTGGCATCAAACCCCAGTTGTAGTTGGAATTGACCCTGCACGTAAGATGGACTCAACAGTTATCACCGTTGTATGGGTTGACTGGGATAGGCCAGATGAGTTTGGGTACTTTGAGCATCGTGTCCTTAATTGGCTAGAACTACAAGGCGATGACTGGGAAGAGCAGTATTACCAAATCGTTGCGTTCTTATCTAACTACGATGTTCTTGCTGTAGGTGTAGATGCAAACGGTGTTGGTGACGCAGTTGCACAACGCCTTAAGTTACTTCTTCCAAGAGCAGAAGTAGCATCGGTTACATCTAGTCCAACCGAACAATCTCAACGATTTAAGCATCTACAGGCACTCATTCAACGCAGAATGCTTGGATTCCCAGCACATGCAAAAACACGTCGTCTTCGTACTTGGAAACGGTTCTATCAACAGATGGTGGATGCAGAGGTTCAGTACAAAGGACCTAACTTTATGGTTGCTGCTCCAGACGAATCGTATGCCCATGATGACTTCGTCGACTCTTTGGCTATTGCCTGTTCCCTAACAAAGGACCTCGTTATGCCTGAGGTAGTGCTGACAAGTAGCCCTTTCTACGGGAAAAATTAGATATGAGTTAATCGGGTTTTATTTCACAAAATCCGACACACTCATACCTGGAATAGGCCGTTCCAATTACTAACGTTTAGGAGTCATTAATGGCACTCGCACCAGACCCAAAGTTTCCTGAAAAGGGAACAAATGTCTATGAAGTAAAGGCAGCAGGAAACGCAACACGTCGTGGTCCTCTCCGTTTTGAAGAAGGAGTCGCAACTGATACAGATGTACCAGCCGACTTTGAAAAGGGAATTGCATCAGGTTCTGCAGTAGCACCTGGTCGTCCAAACCGTAACGCTCCTGTCCACACAAAGACAGCAGATGAAACAATGCAGGAACGTGCACACGTAGGTTCTGCTGCATGGATTGAGGCTCCAACATTCTTGTCAGAGTTCTCACACGGTTCATTTACAGATTATGCAGAGCAGACTGTAGAAGTTGTTGCTCGCACAGGTGGACGTACACAACGTACTTCACCAACTGTTGTAAACGACTAATTAAGTTCTAATCGCTTGACCCCCTAGACTAGTGCTAGGGGGAACAAGCATTTACAAAGGATTATCGTGGCTGAAAAACCTGCAAATGAAAAGTTATGGGCAATGATTATTGCCCAAGCAAAAGCAAAGTATTCTCGTTATCCAAACCCTGCTGCTAGTCACTGGGTTCATGAGAAGTACGTTCAATCAGGTGGTAAATTTATCGACAGTAACGACCCAGTTGTACAGCGTCAAAAACTGCAGGAAAAGCAGTTTGCAAAGAACACCAAAGAACGAAAAGAAAAAGCCGTTTTAAAGAAGAAAAAAACCAAAGACAAGCGTGATAAGTAGTAGGGTATAGGACATGAGTTTTGTAGATTTCTCACCGCCTAGTTATAGGGCTGCGTCATCTGACTTAACCATTTCAATTTCACCTCTTGGTCTTGTAGAACTTGCTGATGAAGAGTTTGAAGTTCATGGTCCTCGACTAAATCGTTACTCACTTAACTGGGCAATGTATCTTGGACATCACTGGGGTTATCGCCGTGAACAAGGCGAAGCACAAATTGCAGTTAACTATTACAGAGCATTTAATGATTATCTAGCACGATTCACATTTGGTAAGGGGATTCACTTCCGTTCCCCCAAAGCAACGGAAGCAATCATTCCAGACCGCTTACAGCGTGTATGGGAAGTCGATAATGACAAAATGCGTGTGCTACTTGAAATGGCACAACAAGGTGGAATTACTGGCGATTGTTTTGTAAAGGTTGCGTACGAAGAACCATGGACTGATTCAATCGGTCGTGTTCACCCAGGTCGTGTTCGTATTCTTCCAATGAACTCCGCATTTGCGTTTCCAGAGTTCCACCCACATGACCGCAATCGTCTTTTACGTTTTAAGCAGAAATATCGTTTCTGGGGAACTTCTTTAGAAGGTACACGACAAGTATTTACTTATACAGAAATTCTTACTGATGACCTTATTGAAGAATACATCAACGATGAATTAATTGATTCACGTCCAAACCCACTTGGTGTTATTCCAGTAGTTCATATTGCAAACGTTCCTGTTGCTGGTTCTCCATGGGGTCTTGCTGATTGCCATGACATTATTACTATTAACCGTTCATACAATGAAATTTCTACAGATGTTGCAGACATCATTAACTATCACGCTTCTCCTGTGACAGTCATTGTTGGTGCAAAAGCATCTAACCTTGAAAAGGGTGCAAAGAAAGTATGGGGCGGTCTTCCTAAAGATGCTCAAGTATTTAACCTTGAAGGTGGAGCATCTGGTATTGATGGTGCATTGAAGTACCTTGAACTTCTAAAGCGTTCTATGCACGAGATGATGAATATTCCAGAGTCTGCTCTTGGACAAGTTCAACCAATCTCTAACACTTCAGGTGTTGCACTTTCTATTCAGTATCAACCATTGATGAACCGTTGGTCACAGAAGGTTGCACAATATGGTGCAGGTATTGAAGCAATCAACGAACTTATTATTCTTAACTTGGCTGTTAAAGAGCCAGAAACAATGCTTTATAACCCAGATGAAGATGGCCCAATCAAGCCAGACCAGATGATTAAGTTAGACCCTAATGACTCACTTACATATCAAAACTATGTTCAGTTCCCACCTCCACTTCCATTGGATAAGTTGATTGTTCTTAACGAAATCCAAACTAAGTTAGGTATGGGGCTTGAGTCTAAAGAAGGTGCTTTGCGTACTCTTGGTGAAGAGTTCCCAGAAGAGAAGTTGCAGGAGATTCGTTCAGAACTTCGTGACGATGCTCTATCTGATGGAGCAATGACATTGCTACGTGTACAAATCCAAAAAGAAATCCAAGACTTAACTGGAATGATGCCAGGACCTGACGGAACAACGGCGGTACCACTACAGCCAACCGTACTAGGTGACGGAGATGTCATGGGAGACCAGATTGAAGGTGCTCCAACTCCTGAAAATATGGCAAATCCAGATAATCAACAAGGTGCGATGAACTCAAACCTACAAGAATCAGAACTACGTACCAGATTGGTCACCGAAGCCTACGGAACGAAGTTGCCACAAAGAAGAGCGGTGGACAGAGATAACTAAGTTTCAGATGAAAAGCATCTGATTTAGCCAGACAAACACCTTAAAAAAGTGTGCAATTGGCTTTTGTAAACGGGACACACAGGGAAACCTGTATTCGGACAATGATAAAGGAAACGGAATAGTGAACAACTATGGAAAACACTGAAGTAAACGTTGATGTAGTAACACCTGAGGTTGCTGCTCCCATCATGGAATCAGCGAGTTTAGAGGAGACTGTGCCTAATAATCTTGGATTCACTCAAGACGACATTGTTCGTGCTCGTGAACAGGAAAAGGCCAAGTTGTATCCACAACTTGAAAAGTTAAAAGACGAACTCGCTAACCTGAAGAAGGAGCGTGATGACCGTGCAGCGGAAGAAGAACGTTCTCGTCAACAGGCTGCTCTAGAAGAGCAGAAAAAGTTGGAAGATGAGATGGATGTTCGTTCCCTCTTGGAAAAGAAGGAACAGGAATTTGCATCTCGATTGGAAGCAGAACGCATTGAGCGTGAACGTGCATTTGCACTTCTAGAGCAAGAGCGTACATTCCAAGAACTAATGCAGTACCGTCAACAACGCCTTGAACAGGAACGAGATAACATCATTCCTGAACTCATTGATTTGATTGAAGGAAACAACAGCGATGAGATTGAGCAGAGCATCGCTTCACTTAAAGACAAGTCTGCTCGTATTCTCGACTCTGCAGCACAAGCAATGTCTAGTGCACGTAGAGAAATGGCAGGAGCACGTATTACCGCTCCAGCATCAGGACCTCTCGATAACGACTCGGAACAACGTTCGTACTCACCCGAAGCAATTCGGGACATGTCATTGGCGGATTATGCGAAGCAAAGAGCCAAACTTCTTGGCGAAGCAGCAGGTAATCGTGGGCGAGGACTGTTCGGGTAATTTAATTAACCTAACAACAACAACTAACAAGAAAGGTTGATTCCTAAATGGCATCAGCGATTACAGGCTCCAGCCAGTTGGCTGCAGCACCTACCGCCTATAGCGGTACTAATACAAGCCTTAACCAGGCTATTCAGACAATCTGGTCAAAAGAAATTTTGTTCCAGGCAATGCCAATCCTTCGTTTCGAACAGTTCGCAGTTAAGAAGACTGAACTTGGTGTAGCACCAGGTCTTCGTGTTAACTTCCTTCGTTACAAGAACTTTGCTGTAGACCCATCACCACTTACAGAAGGTGTACGTCTTACAACAAACGCTCTCACAGCAGAGCAAATTGCAATCACAGTTGCAGAACACGGCTACGCAGTAGCAGTTTCTGAACTACTCCTTAACGCATCATTTGATGACGTTATGGCATCTGCTTCACGTCTTCTTGGTCGCCACATGGCACAGTACCTCGACGTACAGGCTCGCAACACTCTTGGTGCTGCTACTTCTGCTGTCTTCGGTTACGACCGCACAGGCATCACAGGTGGAGCATTCACAAACTACGATGAAGGCTCACCAGCAACTGCTATCTCAGCACTTGATGGAAACCACAAGTTGACAACAGCATCTGTTAAGGACGCTGCACTGACACTTGCATCAAAGAACATCCCTCGCCTTGGTGAGACATACGTTCAGTTCATTCACCCTAAGCAGTCACGTGACATTCGTTCGAACCCAGAGTTCATCGAAGTTACAAAGTACGCTGCTCCAGGTAACTTCATGCTCGGTGAAATCGGTCGTTTGTACGACGTAGTATTCATCGAAACCACACAGGTTAAGAAGTTGGCTGCTGGTGGAACATTCACTAACACAGGTGACATCGGTGCTCCTTCAGACCAGACAGGTGTTCCAGTTAAGGCTAACACCAACCCAGGTTCAGGTGGAAACCCAATCTCTGCAGATTACACAGCAGAAAAGGGTTACCTCTCATCTGCAACAGGTAACTCAGCAGATGTTTACGAATCAATCATGATTGGTGACAACGCATTTGGTCACGCAATCTCACTCCCAGTTGAACTTCGTGATGGTGGCGTTCTTGACTTCGGTCGTGAACACGCTCTTGCTTGGTACGCAATCTGGGGTCTAGGTGTTATTACTGACCAGGCTATCTGCAAGGTTTACACCAACTAAGAAATCGCTTTACCCGATGCCTGGGGGTCATACTCCTTCTTTGACCCCCAGTCATCACCCAACAATCGTTTAGGAGAATAAACATCGTGGCAAACACACCAACAAGTCCGCTTGATGCAACAGGCAAAGCAGCGGAAAAAGCACAAAAGAGTCGGGCAGAGGAACTGCGTAAGCGTCAAGATGAAATTTCTATCGCTAACGCATTAGAAGCAGAATCTTTGGAACGAGATGTCTTTGACCCAAAGCATCCAGACAAACCAATTGTTCTAGATGAAATCGAAGAAGTCGGCGTTGGATTGGCTAATGACAAAGTCATTATCCGAACCATCACAGATGTTGAAGAGATGACCTACGGCGTAGGTAATGTCTACACATTTAAAGCAGGAGTTAAATACTCAGTGCCTCGTGAACTTGCTAACTACCTTGAGAATCTAGGTTACATTTGGCGACCAAACTAAGTCGTCAATAAGTCGGTCCGTCCCTCTGGTTTCCGCCCTCCTCCCAGAGGGACGTACCCCTTTTGTGCGTACTAATTTCAATTAGTTTGCAAGTATTAGCACAGAGAATTTTTTATCCTGGAGGACATGTGACGACAGTAGCCAACCTAACTGACCTAGTTCGGTCAGAACTTGGCGATAGTTCTAAGTCCTTCGTCATGCAATTTGTGGCTGATGGAACAACAAATAGATTTACTCTTCATTACGCTCCTGTAAATGCGGATACTCTTTTCGTTAGTTTTAACGGAGTAGATGTTTCTGATTCATGTTCTATAGAAGAAGCAACAGGCGTTTTAGTTAGCGACACCGTGCCTATTGATGGTGTTCAAATCCTTGTGGCTGGAGATTATTTCCGCTACTTCACTAACCCAGAACTTGCTCATTTTATTGATGCTGCTTTTTTACAGCACTCTAACAACCGTGTAGATTCACTAGGACGTGTACAAACACTTGCCAATCTACCAGCAGTTGAGGTTTATCCAGTTGCAGTGTTAGCGACAACACACGCTCTTTACACACTTGCTACTGATGCTTCTTTTGATATTAATATTTCGGCTCCTGATGGAGTCATGATTCCTCGTGCAGAACGCTATCGCCAATTGATGGACATGCTTAATGCACGTAAAGAACAATACCGTGAACTCTGTGTACTACTAGGTATTGGTATGTTTGGTATTGAGGTCTTTACTCTTCGCCGTATTTCTAAGACAACAAACAATTACATACCAGCATATCGACCACAGGAGGTTGACGATTACTCATATCCAGAACGAATTGAACTTCAAAGACCAACTTACGGAGACAAACCCTCAGAGCACCCTTATGACTCTGTGGAACTTACCGCTTATCAGGATGTGGCTTTCACCTACTCCTTACCGTATACGGGTGACCTCACAACTAAAGGCGTTGTTGCGAACATCAGATGGAAAGCGGGAGTAGACCAAAGTCATCTTCCATTTACAGTTTCGGTCACATCAACGTCATCTACCAGTCATACTATTACTTTGAGTTTGACACAGGACCAGACAAGAAGACTTGCACAGCGTATGTATTGGGATGTTCAGTTTGTTTATGATTCAGATGGTCATAAAGAAACATACAAGGCTGGCAAATTATTTACAGTGCGTGAGGTAACTACATAATGGCTATTAATCCAAACAGCCCTAAGTATCCCGAAATTGACCCCTCACTTCTTCCTGGAGTTTCAGGACAACGAGGTCCAACAGGATATACAGGACCAACAGGTCCAACTGGTTACACAGGTCCAGCAGGTAGTGCATCTGCTACTGGTGCAACAGGACCTACAGGAGCCACTGGACCAACAGGTGCAACAGGTGCAACAGGTGCAACAGGTGCTCGTGGTTTACAAGGCGGTACTGGCCCAACTGGTCCGTCTGGTGTTGATGGTATTGGTTCAACAGGACCAACAGGTTCGCAAGGTCCAACAGGTCCAACAGGTTGGACAGGTCCCGCAGTTACAGGTCCAACAGGACCTACAGGTGCTGCAGGATTTCTTGGAGGTACTGGACCTACAGGTGCAACTGGTCCAACAGGACAAGTCGGTGCTCAAGGTCAAGTAGGACCAACAGGACCAACTGGTTATACAGGTCCTCAAGGAAACATTGGTCCTACTGGTTACACAGGTTACACAGGCCCTCAAGGTCCAACTGGACCAACAGGTTACACAGGTCCTACAGGCTACACAGGACCTGCAAGCACAATTACAGGTCCAACTGGACCAACAGGTGCAACTGGTCCTGCAAGTACAGTTACAGGTCCAACAGGTTACACAGGCCCTACTGGTGCAACAGGTCCTGCGGGTGCAGCAACAACTATTAAGGGTCAGTACGTAGATTTAGCAACGCTTCAAACAGCAAGACCAACAGGAGCAGTAGGCGATTCTTACCTTCTTGGAAATGGTGACCTTGCTGTTTGGAATGGAACTGCTTGGCAAAATGTTGGAAACATTAAAGGCCCTACAGGTGCACAAGGTCTTCCAGGTGCAACTGGAGCAACTGGTGCTGCAAGCACAGTTACAGGACCTACGGGTTCACAAGGTCCAACAGGACCTACTGGTCCTACAGGACCAGCATCAAATATAACTGGACCAACAGGTTACACAGGTTACACAGGTCCAACTGGAGCAACTGGTCCAGCATCTACAGTAACTGGTCCTACAGGCCCAACAGGTGCTACAGGCCCTCAAGGTACTTCCATCAGTGTTAAAGGTGCAGTTGCAACTGTAGGAAACCTACCTTCATCAGGAAACGTTGCTGGTGATGCTTACGTTGTACAAGCCAACACAAACCTTTATGTATGGAACGGCACTTCTTGGGTTAATGCTGGTCCTTTTGTTGGTCCTACTGGTCCTACAGGTATCACTGGACCTACAGGAGCAACGGGTCCTACTGGTGCACAAGGACCACGTAACGGAACTACTTTTGTTGTTACCAATAAAACAGGAAATGCACAGTACTTAGTTGCTGGAATTGCTGGAGATACCCCAACTCTTACTCTTGTACGTGGTGAAACTTATTACTTTGATGTAAGCGGTCTTGTTTCTAATGACCCATTGTGTTTGCGTTTAACAAACGGTAATACAGCATCAGTACCAGGAACAACAAACAACGACCCAGTTTCTGGAAAGTTTTCAGGTTCTTCAAACACAATCATTACTTATGTAGTTCCACTAGATGCACCAGCAAACATTGTTTATCAAAGTGCTTCTGATGCAACACAAATTGGTTTGCTTGGAATTTATGATAAAAAGGGTGAGACAGGCCCAACAGGTCCAACAGGTCCAACAGGTGCAACAGGACCAGCGTCAACTGTTACAGGACCAACTGGTTCAACAGGACCCACAGGTTATACAGGACCTGTTGGTAGATTTACAGCAACAGGACCAACTGCACCAAGTACTTCAACTGCACTTGCAGGAGACGGTTGGTTTAACACACAAACTGCAAAAACCTATGTATTCTTTCAGGGTGCGTGGGTAGAAGTTGCGTCAGGCAATGTAGGTCCAACAGGTCCACAAGGAACAGTCGGAACTTTAGCGATATCTACCTCATGGTGGCTGGGTGCTTAGTATGAAAAGGAAAGGTAGCAACTAATGCCAGGATTTTTAGGCGGTAGTTCAAGCGGTAGTGGAACAAGCGGAGAAATTCGTTTTCCTGCCGAACTAATTGACCCAGTAACGAAACTGCGTGTATCCGAACCGCAGACAATGATGGATACAGACTTTGAATACGGTCTGCAGCCAACAAAGTGGGAAACAGTTGAACTTATTAACAACACCCCTTCATTCTTCTCTGCTTCTGGTGATACAACAATCCCTAACCTTCTTGATGTAACAACAACTGCTGGTTCACGTGAAGTCAAGGTAACAACCTCTCTTCCTCACGGACTTGCTGTGGGTATCCCAATCAACGTAACAGGTACTAAATCCCTTACATCAGATGGTGCTTACATTATTAACTCTGTTCCAGATAGCACAACCTTTACTTATCTTTGTAAGCAAAACCAGTTAACTACTGCTTCTATTGTTGACCTTTACACTTCTCTTATTACTGGACAGTTTTTTCAAGGTTCACAGATTAAGATTTCTGACTCTGAAGGAATCATCACAAATGCAGCAGCACAATCTACTCTAACTGTAAAAACAGATTCACCTCACGGTTTTGGTGTTAATACTCCTTTCTATTTCTTGAACCTTAACTCAACTGTTTCTCAAGAGTTTGATTCATCAAACACTGGAGCAAAGACATTTGATTCTTCTAACTCTGCTACCGCTCAAACATTTGATGGCTCTAACAGCCTTACAAAACTAACAATAAACTTAAACAACTCTCCAACTGCTGGAGGAGCAGCAAGTTCTATTGTTACAGTTAACACAACAACAGACACTATTTCTGTAAGCCATTCAACTGAGAACTTTGTAGGAAAAGGCATTGGTACTCCCCTGTACTACAACGTAAGTGCAGCAAGTGGTTACTTTGCAACAACACCTCGTGGAGTTGTTTACTTAAAAACAACTGATGGTTTAGGCTCCTCTTCTTCTACGTTTCAAGTTAGTGCTACACCTGGTGGAGCAGCAATTGACATTACAGTAACAGTTACTGGAACATTCCAACTTGCTCCATTTGCTCTTACATTCCCAGGAAACAACGCTGACGATGTTGCTCCAACTTTGGTTACTGTTGCAGAAGGTGCTGCTAAAGAATTTGATGGAGCAAACAACCTTGGAACAACTTCAACCGTAAACTCCTTCTCAAATGGTTCTGCAATTATCCAGATGCAAAACAATGCTGGTAGTGCTGCTTCAACAAACCTTTTTGTAGGCTCTATGGTTCGTTACAGCACAACTGGTACTGCTGCTGGTGGTTTAACAAACAACACCACTTACTGGATTACCTATATCAACGTGATTGTTTCTGTTGCACAGGGGCTAGTACAAGTTAAACTTGCTGCAACCCCAGGCGGTTCAGACATTGTTATTTCAAGCCAAGGTTCTGGCACACACTCAATCCAACAAGTGGGTACTTCAGTTGATGGAGATATTTTCTTTGTTCCATCTCATGGCTTCCAAGTTGGAGATATGGTTAAGTACTCTTATCCAGCAGGTGGACGTATCACTACATCTGATACTGCAAAAGATTATTATTATGTTGAGAAAGTCCTTGATGCTAACAACATCCAGTTAACCCTACAAAAGGGTTCTGCTAAAGATGGAAGCAGTGCCTCACGTGCTGCAATCTCTGCAGTTGAAATTCTTAAGGTTAAGCCTTCAGCAACAGACGGTGCATACTGGATTCAACCAGTTGGTGCTCCAGCACCATCACTTGTTTGGTGTAACATGACTCTTGAAGGTGGCGGATGGATGCTTGCATTCCGTAACGCAACCGATGAATACGGCTCTGCTTCTCGTACCCCATTTAACTCTGGAGACTTCCTAGTTGGTAACTGGGCAGGTTGGGGTTACACTAATAAAACTGAAGTTGATGCAGCACTTGGTGGAAGCCAAAATGCTACAAACTATGCGTTAGATAACGGAACAAACGCATTTAGCCCAATTTATCTTTACGCTCCATTTAATGATGTAATGGTTCTTCCTAACCGTACTGGACAACGTACAAAGCGTGTTGGTTGGAGACACAACACAGCAATTGCAAATATGCGTACTGCAATTATGCAAAGTGCACGTCAGTACCGAAATGACTCTGTTTTGTTTGGTAACCCATACAACTGGATGACTGCTCTTGATACTCGCCCTGATACAAATACAGGTGGCGGTGCAGGAACTCACGCAGGATTCAAGATTGACTCAGATGGTCACGGTAACAGTTTTGCTGGTCAAATGGCTGGTGGATGGCCTTCTGTTTCAGGACATGCAACTTATGCTTCACCTTCAGGTGGATGGACAATGATGCAGGTTGGTTATGGTCGTGACGGTGTTGAAGGCGGATACCACGGTGGTGGTTTTGGTTGCCGTGATGCTGCCGATACACACAACCGTTTGTCTCACCACTATTGGGGTTGGGGTTCAGGACGTGCTTCACAGTTCTGGGATGCAGACCGTTCATCTGCTTGGTATGGACATGCCGTGTACGTTCGTGAGAGACCAGCCTAAAAGGAGATATGACTAATGCCTATTAATATTACTGCGGTAGGTGCTACTGGCACACACTCCTTTACAAAAACTAACGTTAACCTAGAAGATAACTTCTTCTACTACACAGCACGTGATGGTGACCCTGTCGTTTACCCATCTGCTCTTGTTGAAGGTAACCCACGTATTTTTAGAAACGCTACTGGTAGCGTTACTGGTCCAACAAATAACGGTTTAACTTACATTAAAAAGTTAGACGATTTTTCTTTTTCACTAGCAACAACATCTGGTGGAACAGCAATTGATTTAACAGCAACTACAAATGGAAATATCCGACTTGATTTTCCAACTGTATACAACAACTTAATTAACGTTGAAACAAACTTTGCAGATGTACAGATGGTTAAGTACTACACAAGTGGTGCTCCTATTACAGGTTTAGCCAGCGGAAACACCTACTACATGAAGTCAAGCAACTCAGGGTTGGCTGGTGCTTCACTCTACTCATTTACAACACACACATTTACTTCTTGTGGAGTTACTGGACGTTTTGGTCCTACAAAAGCACAAATGGATACTGCGTATAC